TGCGCTCGCCGGGGTGGCTTGTAGCGGGGCCATCCCGATGGTGAGCGCCAACACGCAGTACAACCGCTTCAAAGCGTTGTGCGGGCGTGTGTTTTTGCGTCAGTCGCCGGTCGATCTTGGAGACGGCTTGGGTCCGCATGCCGGGCCAAGGGATGGAATCTGGCGTTGGGTTCGGCAATTCGTGCCTGAGATCTTGGGTGATTTCACGGCCGAAGAGATGGAGTTCGAGGAGTGGTTGAGCACGATGCCTGCCAAGCGCAGGCCAGCATTGGCTCGTGCTCTGGAGACGTTGAGGCGTCGAGGATTGAGGCGCGGTGATGCGAAGTTCACCGCGTTTGTGAAGGCGGAGTTCCTGCCTGATTTTGAGCAGGTGGGTGTAGGACTAGAGAGATTGGAGGGGATGATAGATCGGTTGATCCAAGGGCCGGCAGACATCACGCATTGTGTCGCCGGCCCCATCTTGAAGCCCCTCCTATCTCGCTTGAAGGAACTGTGGGGTCCTGAGACCCCATTGTTCTACGGCAGTGCGGGCCCTGAGAAGCTCCACCAGTTTTTACAGCGTTTGGTGGACGGCGAGGGCACGTACTTCTGGTCGGATTTCTCCATGTTCGACTCCACCCATTCTGCGGAGTCCTGGGAGTTCATGGAGTGGCTGTACGGGGATCACGGTGTGAATTTTAAGCGTGTCCTCGAGTATTGGCGTCAGCCCAAGGGCTTCATCGGGGCCTTCAAATACAAAGGGCCTGTGATGAACGCGAGTGGACGTGACGACACGGCGTTGGCGAACGCGGTGCTGAACGGTTTTGCCACCACCTTGTCGTGTACGGCTGCATACTTGGGCGTGCCCCTGATGTCTCTGTCGATCGCTCAAGTGCGTGCTGTGAGAGCCAGCATGCTGTTGAGTGTTTGCGGAGATGATTCATTGGGTAAGTTGCCGGTGATGAGTTCCCGGCAGCGTGTGCTCTTCGCCGAGGCGTTCGCGAAGAACATACGGATGTTCGGCTTTGAGGCCAAATTTGGGTGATCCCAGCACCTGACAGACGCCGTCTACCTCGGAATGCGCCCGTACCCGACATGGGTCGGGTGGTTCTGGGGCAAGACTATTGGCCGCGCCACATACAAGATGGGTTTTGTGATGGACCCGGAGGGCCGTGATTTAATGGCCCACATCACTGGGGTTGCGGACATGCATGTGATTTGTTCCTCGCATGTTCCGATTTTGGGGGATTTAGCCGCGGCGATTGTGCGACTGAGGGACGGGGCCAAGCGCACACCTGTGCGCTTGGATCCAAACAAGCCGTGGGAGTGGACGTTTAAGAGTGGCGTGCAGTACGATGAGCTGACGTTGCAAGCCGTCGCTGATTTGTACAGCCGCAACTCTGGGACACCGGTTTCCGTGAACGACATGCACGGGTTGATCGAGGTGATTCGTTCCCTCGACCGGTTGCCAGCTGTCATTGACCATTGGTTATGGCAGTTGATCATCGCCACCGATGATCTTTGATCTTCGGGGGTGACCCCTCCCTTCCCTCTCCCCCCCCACTCTAGAATCGTCATCTGAGTGCCTTTCTGAAAGCGACCAAGAAGAATGCCACAGCCGCAAAAGAAGCAACCAAAGCCTCAGCCCAAGAAGACGCCGCGCCAGAAGCGACAGGCAAAGCGGATGAAGTCTCGGAACTTTTACTCCAGCGCTCTGCCGCTTCATGTGCAGGCTGGCTTGATGGCCAGGGCCTCGGGAAAAGCGGGTGCCAATCCGTTAGCCCTGGCTATGATGTTGCCTGAGCACAGCGCGATTCGTCTTCCTACAACGGACATTCCCCGCTCTTCGGTGATGGTCTCTAAGGACCAGATGACCATCACCACGGCAAATGCGACTCCGGCTGGGTGGAACAGCGGTGACTTGCTCTTGGCTGTCTACGGGCAACCGGGGCGCACATTCGCTGCTTACACCACCCTGCCAACTGGCGGGTACAGTTCACTCAAGTTTGGACAGGGCGAGAGCACATGGACGCTGGAAACCGCGGCCATGACTGGAAGCATCACCCTGAATCAGGATTGGCCTCTGGTGGGCGCTACGACGGGTTCTGGAACATGTCCGCATGGGCCATCGATGCCGATCGGCATCAGTCAAAATGTTGGGTTCGTCTTCATGAATGTGGGGGACACCCTTGCAGTGTACTCCACCACCTACACCTCCACCGGGCTGACCAATGCTGGCGCGGTGTTTCAGGTGTTCAAGTGGAAGGATGATGGGAGCGAACCAACATTGGCCAAGCAGACTACCATAACCATGAATGCCACCAGCTTTTCTGATTTCATCTTGACGGCAACAGAGGCTGCCCACTATTCTGTCAAGTTTGTGGGGTTTTACTGGTCGGCCGAG